GCAATTTCGAATAATGTGCCAGAACCAGTCCACGCTTGTTTTCTTACTACAATCGCTTTCTGATAGAGAATAATTGGTTGTGGTTTTGCTACAAATACTACAGTAGCAGATACACTTAAATTATTACTAATATTGATCTTACCAAATGGGTATGTAGTTTCGGTGAAATTAATCTCACCGTAAGAAGAACTACTTTCAACATAAATGATCAGATCGCCTTCTACGATATAATCGGTTCCCAATTCAACCGTAAAATCATCAGCCGCCAAACCATTATCAGCAGTAGAAATTGGAGCATCTCCAATGCTTCCTAAATCTACTACCGCATAAAAATTTACGGTAGATGGTGATGAGTCGTAGACAAATGTATTCATTAATACCCCTTTCCATTAAAAGGGGGGACATAACATCCCCCCACAAAAACCAATAACGAAAAAGATGTATAGTATATATCAGTCGAGGCTGACGTTCAGAGTGATCTTGATTTGGTCACCGTTGTTTTGAATTGGGTATGGACCATTGGTGAATCTTTCAGCGAACATGATGCTGCTGTACAGAGTCAGGTCACCACTACCATCAAGAGCAGGTGTAGTGTGGAAAGTGTTGGCATCAGGTACTTCGAATACAGTGTAAGTGCCAGCAGTTGTACCAGAGTTTGTTGTACCCTGAGCAACATAGATGACATCACCAATATTCAGTTGGTGTCCAGTAGCAGAAACTTTGCTGAATGACAGGCTGATTGAGGAGTCAGTAGCAACCTGAATGTTATCTGTCAGATCATTATCGATATAGATAATTCTTGTGGCATAATCAATACCGATAACCTTTGTGCCAGCAGGAACAGCGTTGTTTGAACCAACTACCTGACCAACTGTGATATCATCCATGATACCAGCAACGTTAGGGAGAGTAATGAAAGCATTACCGATAACACCGATACAAGGATTAGTGTTATCACCCTTAGCAAGAGGAGTTCCAGCAGAAGCAGCAGCAGCGTCTACAACACCATGGATAGAAACAGGCATGTTGTTGGCGCGAGCCAGATAGTAACCATAAACGTTACCAGCAGCACCAGTAAATGTGAAAGTTTGCTCTGGATAAGTAGCAGTTGTAACACCACCAGCGAAGTTAATTGTTCCAGAAACAGCACCCGAGTTGGCAACTGTAAGAACAACAAGGTTACCAGCAACTCTGGCAACTTTAGCGCCAGAAGCAATGCCAGTACCAGAAACAAGGTTGCCTACGCTAATTGTTCCAGTAACGCTAGATACGGTGATTTCATACTCACCTTGAGCACCAGAACCTGTACCAGAAGCAACAGGATCGCTAGCAGTCGTGATCGCCCAACGGTTACCATTCAGCAGAATACCATACTGATCTGCGAAATCTTGATCGGCTTCTGTTCTGTTGTTTACACAGGTGGGATAACCAGTGTTAGCAGCAGTTCCATAAGTGTTGGTATTACCATCAGCATATGGTTCGAAATAAGCAGTTTCTGAAGGAACATCAGCCTCGGCAGGAGTTGTATTTGAGGTGAAAAGCTTCAGAACTAAGTTTCTAGGAATTTGATGAGTTGAGTTCAGCAAATAGCGAAGTGACTCTACCTCACCAATATTTGGTACTAAAAGTGCCATTTAATTGTTCCTCCAGGGAATTTTGTTTTATCTGTTTATATTTATAATTTTACTTTCAAAGCGATAGCAAAATTACTGATCGATACTGTAGTATTTATAACTTCAAATTGTATGATATCACCAGCATTTAGAGTGGTGTTCCACCCAGACAAAGTGATATCAGTATTTTTATTTGTGTTGATAAGTTTTGGAGTATTACCCCCACAAATGGAAGTTACATTTGGATAGTCAGCAAAAGTAGATTTTCTCAAATCTACTTCTAATGTTCCATCAGCATCTGAAACCAAAATCCATGATTCAATAACACCAGTAACATCAATGGTTAAATAACCTTTGTTACCAGTGGTCATGGGTCGTGAACCATTGTCCACAACATAGTTAATTGTTCTAGTTAGATCAGCGGTATTAGCAAGAGCAATAGCGAAAAATGGTACATTACAAGGAGGAGTTGCGAAGATGATTTGATCACCAGATATAGTGTATCCAACTCCTGGTTGTAAAATAGTATTATCAACCGAGATGATTAATTGTTGATCATTCAGAGGTTGATAAGGTGTTCCAGTAGTAGTCAAGTTAAAAACAGTTCTGGCACAGTCAAACTGAGAGGTAAGGTCATCAAGAATTAAATTCTGATACTGAATACCTTTTACAGGTGCCTCATAATTTAGACCAATACTATAGTCTTCTGGAGTTCCCTGAGTAACAGTAAAATTTGTAGTGTTAATTTCGTAATTTGCCACTATACTGTCACTCCTGGAGTTACTGTTGCGATTCCTTCGATGAACCTAGTCTTAACTCCACTGGGGGAAATCAAGACAATATCATAAACATATCTTCGGGCTTTTAATGTAGATGTAACAGTGTCATCCAAACTGAGTAAAATTATACCTTTACTTCTGTCTACAAAAGTAACACCAAAGGAAATTGGAGTACTTGTTGTGTAATAACTTGTTTTTAGTTTAGCAGCCGCAGTAAATCCTAACAGATTCACTGGAGCACCATCAGAATTCTTGATGGTAAAACTCGCTGAGAAATCAGTACCCTGTTCTATCACTAAGTTAATTGTAATTGCGGACATGTACTAAAAAAGACCTTCCTTGTTATTTATAAGGAAGGTCTGTATTTATATTATTCTGCTTCTGGAGTAACTACTAATGGTGCTTGATCTTCTTGACCGAGTAGTTCAAGAGTTTCAAGAGCACCCTTGAGTTTCAGAGCATGTTCTTTTTTAGCGATCAGTTGTGCTTCTAGATTCTTGATATCTTCGATAGCAGTGTTGAATTGTGTAGTAAAATTTTCTTTCAGTTGTTCTGGAGTCATCGTAACCTCAAATGTTATTTAAATAGTTTGCCATTTTCTTAGCAACATTCACCCATTGATATTTGGGATCAGCCACCATCGCAGCACATGCCTTTGCTTTTTTGGCATAGTACTTCTTATCATAATACAGTTTATTTAGTTTGTCAACTATACTATCAATATCAACATAGGCTCGGTCAATACCATAATGTACATCCTTACCCATGAAACAAATATCAGCAAGTTCACCACACTCAGCAAAGAGTTCGGCACTCGCAGCATAGTTAGGAAGAACTTGTGGTGTTCCACCTGCTGCCTGTTCGAATGGGACAAGACCCCATCCTTCTCCTTCTGAAGTATTAATGCCAACATCAACAGAATTGTAAATGATGTTGAGAACCTCAGGAGTAATATTATTCTTTTCTGGTGTCATTTCTAGTCCAGACAGATAAAGTCTTCCTTCAGGATTAACACCATTCTTTTCCATTTCGTAGTTGAACAGAGGAATAATATCCCATCCAACATCCTTGATGCCCATGTGTAGATATAACTTGGTATTAGGTTTATCTACAGCAAACTTAGCAAATGCCATGATGGTTAGATCAATTCTCTTGCGTGGCTGATTTCGATTGCCATTGAATACAATGAAATCATCATTCTTCATCTTACCAATGATTTCTCTACACTTTTGCTTATTGCGCTTGTAGAAGATTTCAGAATCAATGCCATGCTCTAGAGTTTCAATCCTGCCAGTATATCCAGCAGTTCTTACCACATTTACGCCAAACTGAGTGTAAGTGATACAAAGATCTAACTCATTCAAAAAGTCTACAACTTTAGGGAACCATCCCCCACCATCAATCGGGAAGTATGCTACGAACTTAAAGTCATCTTCTTTCTTGAAAGGTTTCAGAACCTCCCAGTATTTGCGGATGATCCAGACATCATTAAAAGCAACTACAATATCTGGTCTGATTGCCGTATAGAGATCTTCTAATTTAGTATATCCATAAACATCTTTTTTATCCTGATTCAGAGCAGGATACACAATGAATGGGAAATCATGCTTTTGACCGAAGTAGTTAATACCAAGAACATGAACTTCAAACTCTTCATGGATTCCCATCAGAATAGATTCTGAAACTCTGCCGAATCCGCTTGGAATTACACAGTCACCAATCCATAGCAATTTTTTCTTCGCCATCAAACCTCAAGTTTTTGTCATTCTATAGTAATTTATGCTAGTTGTCAATGAGCATTAGACCATGCATATGGTGTTTCTGCCCATGCACAATATATGTAACTAGAAGAAGCATCATTTAATGGTCCTCCAGCATGTCTAATCTTAAATCCATTTGAAACTAAATCAATTGCTACCTGAGTAGCAGTATAGTAACCATCCTCAGAATTACTTACATTGGCAACAAGAGTCTGACCATCACTACTATTATTAAATGGATATCTCGAAGAATCTTTAATGATCCAATCACCAGCTCCACCACTTACTCTCTTTGCCCATACTATGGATGGACGGAATCCCAGTTCCACGAATGCGCCGTTACTATCATTATTTCCAGAATAAAATCCAAATTTCTGTAGACCCTCTACATCATGCCAACAATAGGCAATATAATTATGATTTGCTAATGTCGAATAATTATATTGTAAATTGATCACAGAAGAAGATGGTGGACCATTAAAACCATCTGCTCTTGGCGCCAAATTTGTAAATATTAAATAATTTGGAGAATATTTATGATAAATGTCCCAATTAAAACTATTGTCTAAATTTTTTGTGATTATAAAATCTGGCGTTTTTGAGAGGCCATGAGCAACCTGATGGTTTGAAGTATCGTTAACCCCAATATATTTTATAATACTGAATCCATTAGTTGTTCCTATAGAAGCACCATTAATTGTAGTATCACCAGCAGTTAATCCCGCTGCCGAGGCAGTAGAATATCCGACATTATTTTTCCAGTAAGAAAAACCACCACCAGCACCTCCAGCCTTCCATCCCCACGCAACATAGTCCTCGCCAGAAGTACTTAATTCATTTCCAGGACTATCCTGTCGAATATTGAGACCGTTTGTTATTTCACTTACAGTAGTATATGGAGCATTGTAACCTATATCAGTACTATTAGATCTTAGATCATTTTCATTCACTCCCCTTACTCTATCCCAAATAAGGTATGATCCAGCGGATGTTCTCATTTTAAACCAAAATAGATCTGGTTGGAAATTAAATGTAATATTTTGAGGAACGCCAGTACCACTTCCACTGTATAATACAGTACCAATATAATCTTGTGGTTTGATTAACGGATATTGAAATTCGGAAGTACTTAATGGTAAATAATTAACTGGTACAGAAAAACGGAATGGTTTTTGTCCAAAATTACACTCAATATATCCAGCAGATGTTCCTGTTGTCACAAATGGATAATATGGTCCTGATGTTAGTCCAGTAAAAATAGGACTACCGCCATTTAAAATTTCCCCATTAACATAAACATATAAATTACCATTATCAGCATCAAAAGTAAAACCAATCGTATCATTGTCACTTCTTGCTGTAGTTAATGAAATAGTAGCAGAATTATTATGATAAGCATATCCACCTTGACAAGTGAAACCCCATCCATATTGTGTTGATAAAACCCAAGTATCTCTAAAATCACTAAAGTTACCCAAACAAATGCCTAGATGGACATCAGTACCTGTATCATAACTTCTTAAATAATATTCCCAATAATATTTTCCACTGGTTATTCCAACTGTTGCTGGAATCGTTCTATATGCTGTACTACCCTGAATGTTTAAATTTCCATTACTCAGTGTAGCCCCTCCAGATAACGCAAGAGCATTTAATGTAGGGTAACGAGTGGCAGAAGTTACACTTATATCAAATGGATTGAAATTATCTGCTTGCATACCACCAATATTCGATACACTTCCAGTCGTTGCTGAAATAGGAGAACCATAATAATTACAGCATAATACTTGCGTATTTGGTGTGCTAGTAAGTGGTCCTGATGGTGGAACAAAATCGTTAGTGTAAACCGCTTCTGAACTAATTCTTACATTTGAGATCCATCCACTGAAGGCCGCCATCGAACCATTGCCTTGCCCAGAACCAATGATTCCACCTCTGGAACTTGACCACGAATCTGTAATATTAAATCCTGTGCCACTTCGATTGACACCATTAATATAAATCTTCAAATTATTTCCTGATCTCACAATTGCGAAATGATTCCATGCCCTCAGATAAAATGACGCAACACCAGCAAAACCAGTGTCATAATAAGTACTAGAATCTTTTACTAAATTAATACTTCCGTTTGGTTGTAACCAAACATAAAATCCTGTTCCACTAGTATTTCCCATCCAAGCATCATATAAAACACGACCGCCAGCAGTTTTCGGAAACATAAATCCTTCTATTGTGAAATCAGTGGAGTAATCGATATTAGTGTTAACCAGTAATCCAGCATTACTTTCTGTGGGATCTCCATTGAAATGAACTGAACCATAAGTATTACTATTGGTAATAGTATCAGTTGTCCTGGAAATGCCTGAAGAACGAATTGGTGGATTTATTGATGGTGGAATAAAATTGCTAGTATATTTTGCCACTCCCTTATAATATCTAACATCTTGAAGAGAACCATTAAGATAATCTGGATATGTAGAACCATTTCTTCCGATATCTAATGGTGATCCTGGAGAAGTTGATGTTGAATCTGTACCAGAAACTGTAGCAACACCATTAACATATGCAGTTACTGTAGTACCTGACCTGACAAGTGCTAAATGAGTCCATTGCCCCACTGGAATTGGTTTACCGCCAGTACCTGCTGTTGATGCTGCATAATTTACAATTCTGATTCCGCCATTTGCATCAGAACTTAATTGTATAGTAATCCAATTAGTATTTCTTCCAACGGGAGTTATGTAATTTGATACACTATTTGGATATATCCAATATTCAAGAGTAAAATCACCATCCTGATCATAATCAGTATCGCTTGGATAACTAATATAGTTTGATGTTCCATTAAATGTAATAGTTCTATTGTAAAAAGCACAATTTCCCGTATTATTAGCTGTACCTGTAAGAGTTGTTGGTACTTTAATATTAGAGTTTGAGTTGATACCGTAACCAACCTCATAACCCTGACCATTTAAAGGAAGAGCAAATGTGAGATAACTAGCAAAAGAATCGCCAGTCCTAACACCAAATTTTCCTCCACCAGCCCCAGATGCATAGTTGCCACCAGAAATAGTATTAAGGATTGGAAGTGCTCCTGTTGCGCGGTCTAAAGTAACCAGACCACCAAAATTTACTGGTATCCAATCATTACCAGATCCAGACATATCTTTTCCAACAGGATTCTGTCCATCCATCGGAAGATAAGAACCATTTGTTCCATATGTTCCAGTATATTCTATAGGTTTCCAAACTCCAGTAACAGAATCTACTGTACCAAAAGATGATGGTGTCAAAGCTTGCCCATCAATCCAATGGAACTGACTCATACTCCCATCAAAACTGTAAGAAGTGCTATGGGCATATAATGTTCCGATAG